CGCATTGGATACACCATGACTTTACCTTTATCTCTTCGTCAGAGTCGCAGCGTTCTACCCATTTGGTTAGAATGTCGCCCACTGACAAAAGAGTCTTGTTTGCCATTTCGCTAAGTTCAGATAGTAACTGAGCATAGATTAAAATTGTAGAATTTTGATCGGTGTCCCAGATACTACCCCTTCGCAGAAATTCCCATTCGAGCTGCTGGTTACCGTAAGGGCCAGCACCGTAGGGAGTGAATAAGCAATCAAGGGCTAACTGCTTGTCGAAAGACGAAGCAGCTAGGTCATGTACCAGGCTAGCTGTCAGAATGTAATCTCGTTCATATAAATGCGAGACAACATTTGGCAACATGGCCGGAGAGTGTATGAACTCTATTAGTTCATCGGGTGGTAGTGGTGTGATATCAAAGCCGTTGATGAATATGCGTTTAGCAAATTCTCCAACCACCTTCATATCATCTCCAGGTAGGTTATTAATTCCAAGGTCAGTTTTCTTATGAAAACCTTTCTTGATACTAATACCAACCCGTTGTAGAGTTCCAACAGCTATCTCGTATATACGAAATAACTCTTCGAACTTCATTACCACATCATCCCCGATGACATAATAGCATTGTTCATCTGCGCGAATGTGTCTAAGCCCACAATAGTGAATGCATGAACGCATTATAACGTGGTGCCACATTGCTAACATCGGCCAAGAGGAGCTTGCTCCCATTGGTTGACCAGTGAGATATTTAATATCTTCATTGGACGGACCTTTAAAGGTTCTGTTGCTAATAATGTTTGCCCACCTATAAGCAAATTCATGCCCAGCAATTTGTTCGACTATTTCACGTTGAACTAGTAAGGGAATTGAGTTAGTTGCCTCAGATAGGTCAGCCGATTCCGTTGAAACGAAAGCAGCAGTCCAATCTTTAGCACCCTTAAATCCTTTTACTTGATCAAACGTACAGTCCTCTGGATAGTTTTCTAATTGACTATAGAGCCAATTATGATATCCTCTAAGGGCACTGTGTGAAAACCAGTCAACAGTCGCGAAAGGACGCAGTCGACCCCATGATTCCCTTTTCAGGTTAATCTTGGAGTGGATTGGTTGTTTCCCGACTGTAGAATGTAGATGTATATCTGCATTCTTAAAATCGTTGAGTATGATTTCTAATTCAAGATTGTTTGTCATGGACGCAAGAGCTTCGATATGTTCTAATAAATCAGGACTCTCTGTCAGAGCACGGTAGTCTACTACCACCGTACCCAGACAGGGACCATTTGGTCCATTTCTACCAGAGAAATGAAGTCTAGATTTATTTTGAATGTTTCTTAGTCTCTCGTGTTGATATTCCAGAGGGAACATCTTGTTTAATGTGAC